GAAGTCCTCATCTCTAACAAGCAGTTGAACGATCTGTTCATCAGTGTCCTCTGCTGCATAGAAAGCAGCAAGTTTTGCTTCCTCAAGATAGTCCTCGTATGTTGCGTTGTCACCTAGATCAGCAGGGATTTGCATGAAAAAAGGGGGTGTTGAACCCCCTTATTATAACAGATGATCAGCGATCAACCAATAGCAGGTGCCACTAAAGCAACTGTACTAGTCTCAGCTGCTGCCAAGTCTAGTGGGAAGTTGTGAGCATTCCTCTCGTGCATCACTTCCATACCAAGGTTGGCACGGTTCAGCACGTCTGCCCAAGTAGGAACAACCTTACCATTAGCATCTAGGATACTCTGGTTAAAGTTAAACCCATTCAGGTTGAAGGCCATTGTTGATACACCCATTGAGGTGAACCAAATACAGACCACAGGGAAAGCAGCAAGAAAGAAATGAAGACTACGGCTATTATTGAACGAAGCGTATTGGAAGATGAGTCGTCCGAAGTACCCGTGGGCAGCGACGATGTTGTAGGTCTCTTCTTCTTGTCCGAACTTGTATCCATAGTTCTGTGATTCTAAGTCAGATGTTTCCTTGATAATTGAACTGGTGACCAACGATCCATGCATAGCAGAGAACAAAGATCCACCAAACATCCCGATAACCCCCAACATATGGAAAGGATGCATAAGGATATTATGTTCCGCCTGAAAGACAAACATAAAGTTAAACGTTCCCGATATCCCCAGCGGCATACCGTCAGAGAAACTTCCTTGTCCGAACGGATAAATGAGGAATATTGCAAAGGCCGCTGAGACGGGCGCAGAGTAAGCGACACAGATCCAAGGCCTCATTCCTAAACGATAAGATAATTCCCACTGGCGACCCATGTAAGCAGAGATACCAATAAGAAAGTGCATGATGACCAATTGATATGGACCACCATTGTATAACCATTCATCGATAGTAGCAGCTTCCCATATAGGATAGAAGTGCATACCGATTGCGTTGCTTGAAGGGACAACAGCACCAGAGATGATGTTGTTACCAAACATTAAAGAACCAGCAACAGGTTCTCTGATCCCATCGATATCGACAGGAGGTGCGGCTATGAAAGCGATTATAAAACAAGTAGCAGCAGTTAATAAGCAAGGAATCATTAATACACCAAACCATCCAACATAGAGACGGTTGTTTGTACTAGTAACCCACTCAGTAAACTGAGGCCAACCCTGTAATAATGCGCCTTCTCTCTTTTGAAGAGTAGTCATTTGTTATTAGAGCGATTAGAACTTGTATAAAAAGACATAAACCCCGTGGTCTTGGTTTGGGGTAAGTAAGGACGGTTAACCGTCAAGATTATTTATTATAACAAATGGTTAAGGTTTAGTCAAATTCTATAAATAAATTTTTAACTGTAAGGGGTGGAGTCGAACCACCAAGTCCCGCAATCAGAACAGCAGGGAAACAACCTGCCACGTTTACCAGTTTCGTCACCTTACATTGAAGCCCTATTTTAAAAGGGCTGATATCAGACGAGTAATACCGATTCCACCTCCACTTCTAGGGAAGAAATCAAACTCAAGGAATTTTTCGAGTTCTGCTTCAACTCTTTCCTTACCAAACAAATCAATGATGAGTTGTGCATACTGTCCATCTGAGATGGTATAGAATGTATCTCTCATCTGATCCTTGTCTGTACTGCGTTCAGCACTACCGATAGTCTCTTGACCACCTAAAATAACATCAATCTTTTTACTGGTATCATCAGCATTTCGTGCCATGTTCCAGAAAGGAGAAGTGAACTCAGGGAAATCTGTAATCATACCATTACCAATCTTTTTCTCATGATCATGGTCTAACTCTTTAGTATTGAATAGTTTAGTCCATTGATCATATTTTTTGATTTGGTATCTTGATAAGGGTATACCTAACCATTCACACAATTCAAATTCTAAATCCTGAAGTTCCTTTACACCACCCTTCATTTCAAATTCAAACATAGGGAAGATAGTTTCATGTCTGCCTGGTACTGGATTAGGCTCTGCTCTATACGATGTAGAGACACAGAAAAACCCCTCTTCTTTGGGGTTGGAAAGTAATTCATGTTCTAACCACATCTGACCTGTCTGCGGTAGTGGCCAGATATTACCACCATACTCATATGTTGATACTGTCTCTGGATCTTCACAAGCAGCAAGGATACTCAAACGGTTTTGTGTGTGGACTTCAAGAAAATTTTTCGACAAAAAAAATGACCGTAACTCGGTCACTACATCCGTAAATTCTTTTGGGTCAATCAAACTTGTCATTATTTTTGGTCAAACTATTTTATTTATACAAAATGCCATCAGACGGATTTGAACCGCCGACCTTGGCTTTACAAAAGCCCTGCACTACCGCTGTGCTATGATGGCTCAACTATATCATATTCTATCACAATCTTTTTACTTTGTCTACCTGTACTATTAACTGTTGTTAGTCGTTGCATGTGACCACCAAGCTCACCAGTAATACATAGCAGTTCTGCAATGAGTTCCCCTTCATCATGTTTTGTCATGTTAAATCCTCCAATTTAAATAAACTAATTAATTCTACTTTAGCATCATCCATAACTTTAGTAGCTTCATCATCTTCCTGTCTATCAATAATAGACACTACACGTTCTACTTCATAACCAGCATCACGTAATCGTAACACTGCTTGTACTGAAGATTCACCTGTAGTTACAACATCTTCTAATACAGTTACCTTTGATCCTTCTGGTAGTGTTGGACCTTCTATCCATTGTTGTGTACCATGACCCTTTGCCTTCTTACGAACAATCAATGCATCTAATGGTCTCCATTGTTGATAACAGGACATTGCAACACCTGATACTAAAGGATCAGCACCCAATGCAAGACCTCCTACTGCTACAACATCTGGTTTAATCTGATCCAATATCAAATTCGATGTAATATAAAGACCTTCACCATTAAGGGTCACTGGTTTACAATTAACATAATGTTCACTAGTCTTACCAGAAGAAAGTGTAAACTCACCTTTACGATAAGCTTTTTCCTTTAGCATTTTTAAAAGTGTATCTTTCATATTTTAATTTTGGTAAAGTACCTAGTCTTTTTTAGTGTTTCAACACATAAATATTTACAGATTTGAGGCGACCAAGATGAACCCAAACCTTTATATCATGAGGTCAAGTTAAACTCAGTTAGGAGAAAAAAGAATGCACAACATCGTTTCTTACAACCAATTAGTAGAATGGAATTACGATGAATCCGAAGAAGATTCTATCAACGATTATTTCGATTGTTTAATAGAGTGTGAGGACGAACAAGCATCGTGCAAACGTATCTGCAAACAGATACTAGTATAGAGTAGTCAAAAAAAAGAATAAAGAAACCCTCTATATAGAGGGTTTTTTATTGGCTAGTAATACTTAGTATCATTTTCAACCTGTACATCAATAGTATCAAATATTCTCATCAATGCTCCTGCATATATTCTATATCCAGAACCAACATAAAGTTGTCCTGCTAATACAGATACAGTTGCAGCACCCCAGAAAATATAATAAAATCTAGACTTAACTTGATGACGTTGTTTTAATTTTTCTTCAGTCAATAAATTGTTCATTACAATAAGATAGCTCCAATAATAAATCCTTTGGTGAATGATATCACAAGCATCTGGTAATCAGTTAGGTTAAATTTCTCTTGAAACTTTTTTGCCAACTTCTTATCCCATTCTACTGCTCTATCAAATCCTTTTTTAAGATTAAGATTCCACATGAAGAAAACCCTCCACTATGTCATAATTATATATGACCTTTTCAATTCTGTCAATAATCTATTATAACAATCCTAGAGATCCTGCTGTTATTCCTATACTAACCATACCAAAAAATTCCAAGAGTCCCATAGACTCTGGTGAAATTGAAATTAAAGTTTGTGTTATTGCTAGAATCATTTTATCCTTGCCAGATCATGTCTGGCATTGCTTGTGGTTGTTGTCTACCTACAGTAAACAATAATATAGCATAACATACAAACCATATTATATTAAAGATCCATGCCTGTCTATACAAATACTTACGTACAAACATAGCACGATTAATCATCTTCTGATCAGCGAAGACATCTGGATTACTAATCCTTCTTATGATTTGTTCTATCACTACTGCAACTAATGTACCTATCACCAGTGGATAGAATACAAAATTTGCAAAGGACATTATTGCGATTAAAAAATTCATCTTTGTTTAAGAGGCCAAGTTAAGTGCATTCCACCTACTAATAATATCATAAAAAAGGCAATGTATAAAGTGGTCATCTTGCACCTTGATATACAGGTTGCAACATACCCTTACCACCACCTTGATCGTCATCATCGTCATCAGTAAATCCACCACCGGCAGCTGCCCAGAAAGTTAATAGAATTAACACTGGAAAGAATGGGAACACTACTGCCCATATTGGATTAACTGCTTCTGTTGCTGATACTAATTCGCCCATTTGTTTGGATTTAAAGATACTTACGAATAATTATTTAGAATATGCCAGGTATAATTTGTCCCGTTGTAACATATGCACCGATAGCAGCAACAAATCCGATCATTGCCCAACGTCCATTAGCAAGCTCTGCTGATGTTGCATAATCTTGATCCATTACTTCTACTTGTGGTTCCTTGGCGAACATGTTTTGTCTTCCGCCATCTTCTGTTGTGATCATAACTTTTGTAAAGAAACGTTACAGTATTATATATGAAAAGTAACGTTTTGTAAAGTAGGTATATGTTCCTATCCCATAACAATTACCACTGATCCTCTTGTAACTTCTTTACCCATTCCTTACGGCCACAATATCCATGTGCATCACCTGTTTCCATATTTGTATGCTCATTGATATGTAACACCTCTATCATTAGAAAGAACCCGATCATCATCATCGGTAACATAAACAAGGGATGTCCAAAGACTTCACAGAATTCCTTGTAATAATCTTCGAATTTCATATTACCTCATTAATGTGGCAGGTTCTTATCGCCGCTATCTATAGAACCTGCCGAAGACTCTTGATACCGCAGTCAGGATTTCAATACTGACAATTTATTATACCACAAAAAAAAGAGACCCACAAGGGGTCTCTCTTAATGTTATCTGATTAGAGATCAGAATGTGAACTTGGCGCCAAGCTTGGCAGACCAATCAACGATGTCATCGTCAGATGAATCTTCACCAGTGATACCAGCGATTTCGCCGTATACACCGATTGAATCAGTAGCAGCGACAGATACGCCAACTTTACCAGAGAATTCACCTTCAGAACCGTCAGTTCCGTCTACAGCAACGAAAGAAGGACCGCCTTGTACATAGAAGTCAGCAGACTCACTAAGTGAACCTTCATAGCCGATGTGAAGATCGGTAGTTGCTCCAGAATAGTCTCCATCAGGATAACCTATATTGCTCTCTACATTCACATAAGGACCAGCAAAAGCGGCGCCAGCGAGTAGGAACGGAGATGCTGCAACAGCAGCGATTGTTGATTTGATAGACATGATTGAATTTATTTGTCTCGCATGGGCATAAAAAAACCCTGCGGATGATAAGACCCCCGACATGGGATCTTTAGAACATTCTACACAGGGTTACGATCTTTCGAGTCCTTTGTATTAAGTTATGTGTTAAACTGGCACACTATACTATGTGACAGTTCAACTATTTATCGTATCAGATCTTTCAAAATTTGTCA